ATAACAAAAAAATATTTATTTGATAATCAATAAAATACAAAATATAGATAAAAAAACTTTATTTAAAATTTGGAATATGAGATAAAGTTTCTTTATCTTTGCACCTGTAAAACTACCAATGTAAGACTACAGCGGTAAAATTATAGATTTATATGAAATTGACCAAGAAAGTTATTTACTTTTTTTCTGAAAAAGGAAAAAAACAAACAAGAAGAATGCAACTTGCATTAGCTATTGGCGTTGGATATGATACCATAAATAGGTATATAGATAACGATAATGAAAAACTTGACACTACAAAATGTAGAAGCGCACTGATTGAAATTACAGGAGTACCTAATGAGAAACTGTTTGAAAAGTCTAACCTTTAATCCTCCACATTATGTTTAAACGAATCACTTATTATCATCTCGACAATTATTGTCGTTTGTGCCGTGTAGAGTTGCGTACCATTCTATTTGGTTTTGTTATCAGTCGCCAGTTTTGCGATGTGATATAACTATTAAAATGTTTTTCAATGGATGCTGAAACAGTGTACAAGGTTGCTCAAGCGTTGGATAATACCCAACGAGAACGCTTGCGCCAACTATTGAATACCAATGTAGAAAGCAATCCAATAACTAAGCAGAAAAAGAAAAAACAACTATGGGACGAAAACGAACTAAGAGAGCGAATTATCGCCGATTTCCAAAGAAGAGCAAGAGAGTTCAAAAACAAAAACACCTTCCTCACCTCCTCTTCGAGGTAACTCCGATAAGTGCTACTACCAGGGTAAAAACAACCTATAAGGTGTCGGCTGAAAAGCGGAAGATATACAATAATACTTACCGCCTCAAATGCAAAGGTTATAGAGTAGAACCGCACAAGCACACTATCTATGCCTATAACGATGAAGTAATGAACACTACACAAGCCAAGAACTTAATGAAACTCGGCTTTGTAGTTCAATTAGAAATACAATAACTATGGTATACGGATATATACGCGTAAGCACTGACAAACAAACTGTAGAAAATCAGCGTTTTGAGATAAATAATTTTTGTGAAAGCAACAAAATGATAGTAGATAAATGGATTTCAGACGAGGGTATTTCAGGCACTAAAGATCCATCTAAACGCGATTTAGGAAAGCTGCTAAAAAAAGCAAAAAAAGGCGACATCATTATCTGTTCAGAGCTATCTCGATTGGGGCGTAACCTGCTAATGATAATGAGCATACTAAACTACTGTATGGAACAGCAAATTAAAATTTGGACAATCAAAGACAATTATCGTTTAGGTGATGATATTAGTAGTAAGGTATTAGCATTTGCCTTTGGTTTATCAGCCGAAATAGAGCGCAATCTTATCAGCCAACGAACCAAAGAAGCTTTGGCACGCAAAAAAGCTGAAGGAGTGGTATTAGGCAGACCTGTTGGTGCTAAGAGCCAAAAAACCAAGCTAACAGGGCAAGAAAAGAAAATATACGAGTTGCTACAGAAAAATATATCATACTCGGCTATTGGGCGACTGCTCGGAGTACATAGGCTAACTGTATCGACATTTGTAAAAGAGCGAATAGACGAAAATGGAAAGATAAAGCCGCTTATTTCTCAAGAGGATAAGGTATATCAGCTGCTCGAACCTTTTGGCAAAGAGATAGTAGAAGCATTTTTAAGAAATGTACCTATGTACGAATTAGCAAAACAATACAATGTACCCCAACAAAAAATAAGTAACTTTATTAGACAATACAAAGCATAAAAACATCTAATTATGACACGAGAACAACTTATAAACCTAACTCTCGAATTACAGAATATTACTGGGGTACAACTAAAGCCTGACGCTTGCTGTTATGCTTTTGGTTACCCGATGTTTGATTATTACAATTTTGAAGACAAACTGAAAATGCTTTACCCTGATGAATATAAAGAGAATATGAGTATGCAGCAATTTCTTACTCAAAAGTATGGCAAACGTGTTGCCGAAATTGTAGAACAACTTATTAATAATTCAAAACTAATATGAACATATTAGATTTTCTTTAGTTCATAGACTTACCGTAGCTTTTTTTTGTAAAAAGACATAACCTAAAAAAATAAAATACCTATGAAATCTGTAATCACCCCAGAAAAAGCAGCGTTCATTCGAGAGCATTACCTAAAACTATCAGGTAAAAGAATTGCAAAAACATTAGGTGTATCACCTTGTGCAGTTCAGAGATTTATGCGCAAAAATAACCTTAGAATATCAGCTGAATTATGTGCTTTTTTCAAAAGTGAGGGAAGTAAAAAACCTTTCAAAAAAGAAGAACTTACTTTTATTCACGAGCATATTCGCAATTATTCTTTAAAGTGGATAGCCAAGGCATTAAATAGAAGTTGTGTTACAATAAGAAAAGAAGCACACCGCTTAGGGTATAGCGAACTACTGAAAGAAAAATCGCTAATTAGTAGATATCAAAAAGGGAAGATTCCTGAAAACAAAGGTATAAAAATGTCAGAAGAAACTTATGAGAAGGTAAAACACACTTTCTTTAAGAAAGGGCATTTACCTCATAATACCCTCACTGATTATACAGAAGTGATTCGCAAAGAAAAAGGTACTTCTTACATCTATATAAAGATACCAGGAGCGAGAAAAGCAATACCTAAGCACCGTTATCTATGGGAGCAAGCACACGGAACAATACCTAAAGGGTATAATATCATTTTTAAAAACGGGAATACGCTTGATTGCTGTTTAGAAAATTTGGCGTGTATAAGCGATGAAGAACTTATGCAAAACAATACCATTCACCGTTATCCTAATGAGTTAAAAACAGCTATAAAACAAATTTCTAAAATTAAAAAACAACTAACAAAATGAACTTAGACGACTTAAACGAAACCTTATTCAAACTTTTAGATGACATCAAAGAGGAGCGCGTTGATACTTCAAGAGCACAAGCTATGACTAATGTTGCTAATACCATTATCAATTCTGCAAAGATACAGCTTCAAGGAATTAAACAAATGCAAGACTCAGGCATAGTACCTTTAACAATGAAAGACTGTAGCCCAAAAATGTTAGGTAACTTATATGATCAAAAGAGTGCTTTTGCTAAAAAACTCGGTTACTCTAATGTAGCAGAAGCTATTGGAAAAATGGGAAAAGAGCAATTCAATAAACTTTTTGAAGAAAGAAACTGATTATGATTAAATCATCAGTCATAGATAAATTATACGAAGCCGACCTGTGTCAAGCCATAGGAAGGGTGTATACCGATGCTTCGTATAAGATACGCAATAATGGAACGGCGGAGGGGTGCTCGCCTTTCAAAAACGAACGCACCCCCAGCTTCAAGGTTTCCAATGTAAAGAATATATGGAAAGACTTCGGTTCGGGCAAAGGAGGTACAAACATTATCGACTTTATCCAAGAATACAAAGGCGTTGATTTTCTCGAGGCGGTAAAAATCGCCTGCGAAACCCTCAACATTCCTATAGAATACGAGAAGGAAACCGACGAGCAAAAAGAAAAGCGCACCCAAAAGCAAAGCCTCACACAAATACTCAAGAAAACAGCCGAAATATACCGTCAGAATTTCGTGAGTTTGCCCCCTGAGAGCGAAGCCAAGAAGTATATGCTTAGCCGTAATTTCAGCGATGAGATTGTGGATAACTTCGGTATTGGTTATGCCTTGGCAGGCTTGTACGAGGCTTTCAAAGAGCAGGCTATCGTGAGCGATGGCGAAGCATTAGGTCTGTTGCGCAAGAATAACCAAGGCAACTATTACGACTTCTTCAAGGGGCGTATTATCTTCCCTATTTGCGACAAATATGGGCATTGTGTAGGCTTTGGCGGTAGAATACTTACTAACGATAAGAAGCAACCTAAGTATATCAATAGTGCTGAGTCTGATTTATTCGATAAATCTAACTTGCTGTACGGCTTTCATTTGGCGCGTAACACCATTGCCAATACGGGCGAGGTGTATTTGGTAGAAGGCTATACCGATGTAATGCGTATGCATCAGATAGGGTTTGCCAATACCGTTGCTACCTTGGGCACGGCTCTCACGCCACAGCACTTGGCACAGCTGAAGAAACTTTGCCGCAAGGTGATTATCTTCCGCGATAGCGATAGCGCAGGGCAAACGGCTGCCGAGCGCGATTTAGAGCTGATACTGCAAGCGGGTTTGTTTGCCGAATTAGTGGTATTCCCGTCGGAAGACAAAGAAGACCCTGACAGTATAGGGCAACGCCCCAATGCGGTAGAACTTATCAAATACTCGCGCAACGATGCTATATTGCACCTTATTGGCGAAGCCTACCGCGCAGCACTCGACCGCTATACTGAAAAACACGGACAGAGCAAAAAAGCACTGCTATTACCCGAAGATAAAAAGAACCTTACCGAATTGGCTAAAAAACTTGTAGGCTGCATTCCTGATGACACTACCCGCGAGGCGTATGCCGAGCAGCTGAAAGAGCTGTTTAAAATTAAGGTAGCTTCAAAATCTGAGAAGATTGAAAAGCAATATCTCAAGACACCAGAGATAATTATTGATATGGGAGAAAAGAACCCTAACCTTAGTAGACCGGTAGGCGAAGGCGATGGCTCTCTTGACTTCTATTTATTTCCTGATGAAGTAGAAGATCCTTATCTTTATAAGAATGAAATTATAGAATACGGACTTTTTCAGCACCGAAACCGCATCTATACATCAGCGGGCAAGGAGGGTAAGGAATACTTTATGTCGATTTCCAATTTCTCTATTGAAATAGTGCAACATATGCAAGATGAGAAGTTCCCGATGAAACTTATACGCATCTGCAACATCTATGGTAGCGAAAAGATTTTTGATATACTTTCCGATAAGATAAACTCCCTACCCTCGTTTAAGAACGTGGTAACCTCATTTGGTAACTACTACTTTTCGGGTACACCCTCACAACACGAACGCCTCTTGCGTTACCTTTTCGACCGTATGGGCACAGGGCGTAAGATTAGTATACTCGGCTGGCAAACGGAAGGCTTTTGGGCGTGGAATAACAAAATAGTAGTACCCCTGGGCGAAGATATAGTGCTCGACAAAACGGGACTTTTCAATTATCAAAAGACTTGCTACTACATTCCTTCAGCAAATGCCAATTACGAAAATAATGCCTTTATGTATGGCGCGCAAAAGAGGTTTAAGAGTACTGCTACTTCGTTAGCTCCTCCTGAATACTTCAGACAGATGTATAAGGTACACCGCTCGCACGCCATTACAGCTATACTCTTTGGCATTGGTGCTTTCTACCAAGATATTATTGTAGCGGGTACGGGCTTTTACCCTTTGCTCTTTCTCTATGGCCCTGCTTCAACAGGTAAAGATAATCTTTGCGAGGCGGTACAATCGCTGATGGGGATTCCTCAAACTGCTATACAGCTTGAAGGAGGTGCCAGTACCATTAAGGCACAAATACGCGAGTTCTCTCAGTTTAGCAATGGTATATCGCAACTATCGGAGTACAAGCGCGGCAACCCACAGATAGATGGTGTACTAAAAGGCTTGTGGGACAGACGAGGCTATAAGCGAGGAACGATAGAAAGCCCCGTAGCTACCGAAGAAGTACCTATCCTATCGGCTACTATCCTTACAGGTAACGATTGCCCCGATGCTGAAGCCCTTATCACTCGCCTACTATGGGAGGAGATGAAGCAACAAGAGTTTGACGACGAGGCAAAGAAACAGTATAATGTGCTGAAAGATATGTGCAAGAAAGGTATATCGGGTATGGCAGACTTTTTTATCCATAAGCGAGACTTCTTTGCCGACAAGTTCTTGGAAACCTACCGAGAGGCTAAGAGAAATTTCACCAAAGGAGAAGTATTTAAGAATGTACCATCGCGTATTACCGATAACCTCTCAGTACTTCGGGCGGTATTCAATATCTTTAAAAACGATTGGATATTACCGTTTACCGAAGAAGAGATGTTAGCGCACTTCGAGATAATGGTAGATAGCCAACGCAAGAAAATAGAAACCGACTCGGCTGCCAATCGTTTTTGGGATTGCATATTGGTATGTATGCGGCTCACCCAGGGCGAAGCCTTACGAATGGGTATCAACCTGCGCGAGGAAGGTGGCTATCTAAGTTTCAACTTCAGCACAGTATATAGTATAGTGCAACGCCAATGGTTTATACAATATAGAGAGAATGCACCAAGCAAAACCGAATTACGCCGCCAAATAAAAGAAGCTGAGAGCTTTGTCGGAGAAGATAAAGCAGTACGAATAAACCTAACCATTAACAGCCCTACCAGTGCCATAAAGGTAAATATCAACAAGCTGCCTATACGTGCAGAACTTATTGCTGAGATAGAGAATCAACGATTAAGAGGCGAGGTAAAAGACATACAAGACGAAGATAATAGTTTTTATTGATAGCTAAAAAACACGATAATTGAAAAATGAACTATTTTTTTTATAAAAACACGATTTTTTTAGAAAATGGCACTTTTTTTTTCCTACATTTCCTACAAACACTCAATATTCTAATAATGAGTATATTAACTAAAAAAATACGTAGGAAAGTACGTAGGATTTGTAGGATTACGTAGGAACTCGTAGGAAAGTGTAGGAAAAGTTTTTCGGTTTTCCTACGTAAAAAAAGCACTTTCCTACACGATAAAAAACGCTAATATGCTGAAAATCAAATGTAGTATTTGTAAAAATAGCTCTGTAGGAAATGTAGGAAAAAAAAATGCCCCTTTTTGGAAAAAAGTAACTTTTTTGAAGAAAAAATGCTGAAAATAGCTCTTTTCGCTATAGATAAAATTTATAATTATGAAATATTACTTTAAAATACTCACCAATATAAAAGTAGCAGCCGCTTATCTACACAAGCGTAATAACGTAGTAATGGGCTTATACCGCGAAGGCAACTTAGTAGGCGGACTCCTCCCTGTAGGAAGTCCCTTGTGTTTACAAGAGTATTTAAGCGCTATATCGAGTATTTTCCCTTCGCAAAAAAAGGATTTGCTGCTATATCGCTGTATGAGCAATACTATTACCTACGCCAATAATAACTGGGGCAAATTTTTAAAACAAACTTATATACCCATTAGCGACAACAATTATATAGCAAGCTCGCTGGTGTGTATAGAGCCTATCATCGTTTATCTCCCCAAGGTCGAGGCTTATGTAGCCGCCCTGTACTGGCATCAGCACTTAGTAGGTGTCTGTCAATTTGCCAATTTGTCCATCAGCCAATTAGAAAAATTACCTATTCGGAAGTTATTCCCTACCGATTTAAACCTCTTAGATAACTATCTAACCGACAATCCTACGGTAGACTATTTTATCGCCGATGAGCAATTCATAATTCAAAATTAATAATTCAAAATTCATAAAATGTTAAACATAACTTTACACCTGCCCATTTATCTTATTAAGTATATGCGTACGCTCTATGGCGAGCCGTACGCCCCAAAAGCGAGCGACGAAATAGGTATCTATATCCTCAACGTGTTGCAGCGCAAAAGCAACCTATCGGAGTACCAGTACCGCGCCAAAAAAGAAATGTCGCAAACCTACCAACTCACTATTAACACAAGCAATTACGAAAAACGTGGAGCGGTAATCCTGCCACAACAGAACGCACTAATAGTGAAGTTCGTAGACAGTCATTTTCGCCGAGAACTCTTTCGCACGGCAGTAATGAACCACTATTATTATAGTATACCGTACAAGTTTAGCATCATCAACATCTTAAGGTCCTACAACATCGAAGAAAACGATTTGCCTTACGATACCATTCGCAAGGATTTTAACCGTAAGAAAGAAGAAATTGAAAAACGATTATTATTAAAATGAACACCCTACATCTCACCATCAAAAAGCAGTGGTTTGATATGATACTATCGGGCGTAAAGACAGAAGAGTACCGCGACATCAAACCGTATTATAACCTTCGTCTTATTGGAAAAGAGTACGACACTGTCGTCTTTAGAAATGGTTATGCTCGTGATGCTCCAAGCCTCACCATAGAATTAAAATCTATACGCTTTGGCACAGGAAACCCCGATTGGGGCGCAGAAGCCAATAAAAAGTACTTCGTGCTATATTTAGGTAAGATTATTAACACTAAAAATATCGACAAATGAGAACAATCAAAGATTTAACCGTAAAAGTAACCTACACTGTAGGTTTAGGAGATGTAGAAGTCTCCGATGAAGTATTTGAACAATTAGATAAAATGGCAGACTATGGATTTTCTGTTGAAGATTGTGAAAGTAGCAAGTATCCAGAAGCGTTTGATTGGCTTGCTTACAACATAAGAGAAAATGATGCTATGGATTGGGCATACGAAGTGGAAATTGACTAATAACATTAAAAAAACAAATGAATAAAGACATTTTAATGGTAGAGAAAATGAAAGAATCTGTATTAAAAGATATAACAGAGAAACAGAAAGCAGGAAAATCTATCTTAGAAATATTAGAAGAAAGTAGAGGTTTTACAATAACAAATACCTACTACAACAATTTTGTAAATTTAAATAAAAACAATGAAAACAATCCAAGAACTTGTGCCCCTTATCCAAGAATGGGCAAAAGAAAGAGGCATTTATGAGCGACTAACGCCTCTTGATGAACTCCTCAAAACCCACGAGGAAGTCGGTGAACTTATCAAAGCGTGTTATGATAACGACAAACCCGCTATTCAGGACGCCATAGGCGATGTAATGATAACAATGATTAACTATTGTTACTTTATAGAATTGGATGCTGTAAAGTATACTAAGCAAGCGGTTGATCTATCCGTAACAGGTTATTATACCATCTCATACGTGATGAACGCTTATAACGCTTTAGGTAGATTGATAAGCCTTTATGTGTGGAATGAAGGCAAAGAAATATCTAAACCAAGCGGACTTAGAGTATTTAGTATCCTACACTATCTCAACGGTATTGCTCATTTGGAAGGCACCACCCTTGAGGAGTGCCTAAACATCGCCTACAACGAAATTAAAAACAGAACAGGAAGAATTATTAACCGTAAATTTATCAAAGATGAAAAATAAAGCATTAGGAAAGCTCTCTATTGAGCTGAAAAACAAAGGAAATAACCAATATAGTCTTGAGATAACATCAGGATTAAATAACGCACAAATAGATGTGCTTACAGATATATTGTGTCAGGGACATAAAGGAGAACACGGAGAAGTCTTTTCTAAATTGGTAGAAGAAACGATAGATACATTAGCTAAAATACTCTACTCTTATGACAGAAAATTAAATGGTGAAAATGTAATTTTTAAAGATTAAAAAAAATGAATATGTATTTTATTACACCAAAAAACAGTGAAACTGGCAAAAAGTTTCAAAAGATAATGGACAAATTAGATGTTTGTCGTAAAGATCAAAAAGCGTTAGCCAATAAATATGGCTTTACCTCGTGGAGGCGTGCTTCTTGGGAAGCAGCAGGAGGAATTTCCTCTGTAACATTCCATAAATGTGCTAATGTAGATGCCAAATTATGGAAGTTAGTCAAAGGAAAAACCGAATATAAGCCTCGATTGAATACCAAAGAAGGTAAAGCGTTACAAGCTGAGTTCAACCAAGCTACTGTTATTACCAAGGGAGAACTCAATGCTTGTATAGGTTGGGGGGAAAGTTTTATTAACTGTATCGGGCTTGATTGGAATAATGATGAATACTTTTGCTTTTATATTGAAGAATATTGGACGGATGTTCCCATTCCTTCCGATTGTACCGAGATAACAACTTCTAAATACCAAGAACTTTTTAAAAATGAATAATAACAACTACCCCAATTGGCTTGTTCCTATCGACATCGCAAACGAACCAATTTTCATCCCTTGTTAAGCAAGGGCAAAAACAAGTTGTAAAGCACTGAATATCAAAGTGAAGATATAAATAAGCAAGTTTTTAAGTAAAATAAGCAACGGGTAATGCTGTAACTGTACGAAAGTGAATAACTCACCAAGGCAAAGGGTATAACACTACCTTTTGCCTTTTTTATCGCAAAAAATATTCTTATAACTTACTGATATTAATATACTTACAAACCATTGTTGCATTTAAAACAAAATAAAATAAAAAAAACAAGCGAAATGCTTGCGTAATTAAAATAGTTACCGTATCTTTGCAACGTAAAATTAAAACAAGTAATAACAATTTAAAAATTTAGAATAATGAAAGTAGTAGATTTTAACATTAACAATGCTAAGGATTTTATAGGTAAAAAACTATATACATCTTATTCAGGATATGCTGGTCAAGATGGTGAAGATGAATTTGTTCTCGGAGAAGTTATTTCAAGGTGGGATTTAGCTGGTAGAGAAATGATGGAAGGAGAAAAGTGGAAAGGTAAAACCAGACAAGAATATTGGGAATCATATATGACTCCTTCTCAGATAAAAGAGACGAAGAGGGTATTTGTTCTATTAACAGAAGAAGGTCGCAATACCTACATATTTTGCGATACACTTATAGATACTGAATTTTGCTGTTCAGATTTAGACCGCTATGTAACTTTTAGAATTGATGATTAATGAAAGTCAAATGTTATTCAGTGAGGTTGAAAAGCCTCACTGATATTTCCGATAAATGTTATGAAGCTGTTGCTTTTGATGGTTCAAGAGATTTTATACCTAAATCACAAGTGTTTGGGAATGATTATGATGCTATAAAATCAGACGCATATTGGATTTCTTCTTGGATTTTGGAGAAAAAAAAACTTCAATATTCTACTAAAAAAGAAGCTATTTTTGATAGTGAAACTGGTGATATGCTTCCAACAATTACAATCGTAAAACACATTCCTAAAAAGATTCTTCCAGTAGAAAACAATACAATTGATAGACTGAAAAAATGATACAATTGTTAGACAAACAGAAAGAGGCTTTTTCTAAACATTTACACAATAAAGTTGGTGCTCTATTTATGAAAATGGGCACAGGAAAAACTCGTGTAGCTTTAGAATTGGTAAACATAGTCCCTAACTTAGACCTTGTAGTGTGGGTAGCTCCATTGAGGACTATAAAACCTCTTGAGAGAAATTATCCTTCTGTAATAGATGAAGTGAATAAATGGGGAGGATTCCAATCGCAATCTGTTATCTTCATTGGAATTGAGACAATTCAATCTTCAGATAGGCAATTTTTAGATTTGTATAATAAGATTTTGCAGTCAAAAAAGACATTTCTAATTGTAGATGAGAGCATAAAAATTAAAAATTCAGAGGCAAAACGAACTAAGCGATTGCTTGAACTATCTAAATTAGTAGAATTTAAATTGATATTAAATGGAGAACCTATCACTCGTGATTTATTAGATATTTGGGCTCAATTTCAATTTTTAGACCCTGAGATTCTTAATATGAATTATACACAATTTAAAAATACATTTTGCAAGTACACTACAATTACTAAGAGATTTGGAAGTTATAAAGAATACACCAAAGAATTCATTACAGGCTATGAAAATATTGATTATCTGTACTCACTTATTGGAGAATATGTATATGAGTGCGATTTAGAACTCAATATAGAACAAATATTTGAAGAAAAAAGATATTCTCTTTCTGAGGAAGAAATGAAATCTTACTCAGAAATCAAGACTACTTATCTTGATGATGAAAAGTTGTTAGCTATAAACAATAATATTTTTCTTCAAATGACCCAAAAAATGCAACACGGATATTGTTGCAATGAGGAAAAAATTAAACTTGCAAAAGAATGGATAAAAAATGAAGAAAAAACAATTATATTTTGTAAGTATATTTCAAGTGTAGAATTATGCAAAAAAGCCTTTCCTAAATCATTAGTCTTAAACTACAAAACGGGCAGTTTAGGACTCAATTTACAAAACTTCCCTTACACTATATATTTCGATCAAACATTTGATTGGGGAGATGTAATTCAAGCTCAGCATAGGAATTATCGTATAGGACAAGAGAATGATTGTCGTTATTTGAGATTGATAGGGAATGTAGGGTTAGAGTTTTTGATTAACGATAATAACAAGAAGAAAATTAATATGTCTGACTATCTAAAAAAGATAAGTCGCGAACAATTAAGGGATAAATTATGAAAGAGTTTGATTTAGAAAAAGCTCGTAGTGGTGCCGAAGTCATTACTAAATCGGGGAAAGAGGCAAAAATATTACTATTTAATAGAAGTAATAAAACTTTTCCTCTTGTAGTTATACTTGAAAATAAAAACGTATACTATTATACTGAAGAAGGTAAATTTTACAAAGATAAACCAAGTGATAATGACCTAATAATGAAACTATGAATGTTTATGAAGCTGCAATAAAGAGAATTGAGACTATTTTTAGAGAGTTTGATAATATATCTGTATCTTTCTCAGGTGGAAAAGATAGTGGTGTATTGTTAAACCTTTGCATTAAATATATACGTGATAACCATCTCAACAGAAGAATAACTGTATTACACTTAGATTATGAGGCTCAATATGAGATGACAACTAAGTATGTAGATGAGGTGTTAGCAGGAAATAGTGATATTTTAGATATTTATAGAGTATGTGTTCCATTCAAGGTAACTACGTGCACAAGTATGTATGAATCTTATTGGCGTCCGTGGGAGGAAAGCAAGAAAGATATTTGGGTAAGGAGTATGCCTAATAATGCTATTACCAAAGAAAATTTTCCTTTTTACAATGAAAAAATGTGGGATTATGATTTTCAACAGCAGTTTTCGCTATGGATACACGAACGCAACAATGCTCAAAAAACAGCTATTTTAGTTGGAATACGCACACAAGAGAGTTTAAATAGATGGAGAGCTATTCATTCCGATAAAAACTACAAAAATTATAATGGACTAAATTGGACAAAAGAAGTATATAGCAATGTATATAATGCTTATCCTATTTTTGATTGGCTTACAGAAGATATTTGGGTCGCAAATGCTAAATTTGGATTCTCGTACAACAAACTATACGATTTATATTACCAAGCAGGTTTGAATATTAATCAGATGCGAGTAGCTTCTCCATTCATATCAGAAGGACAAGAAACATTATCGCTATATAGAGTAATAGAACCTCATACGTGGGGCAAATTAGTTAGTAGAGTAAATGGTGTGAACTTTACAGGTATATATGGAGGAACAACAGCTATGGGATGGAAATCAATAACTCTGCCAAAAGGGCATACTTGGGAGAGTTATATGTATTTTCTTTTATCTACCTTACCCGAAAAAACTCGGCAGAACTACCTAACTAAACTAAAAACTTCTATAAAATTTTGGAGGGAAAAAGGAGGCGTGTTAGATGAAAATACCATAATTTCACTGAAAAAGGCAGGAGTAAACATAGAAGTTGGCAATAGCTCTAACTATAATACTACAAAGCTACCAGTACGGATGGATTATATAGATGATATTGATATAAAAGACTTCAAGCTGGTCCCTACTTATAAAAGAATGTGTATCTGTATAATGAAGAATGACCATTTATGTAAGTATATGGGTTTTTCTCAAACTAAAAACGAAATTGCAAGGCGAAAAAATATAATAGAAAAATATAAAAATATATTATGAAAGAAATTATTAAATCAGAATACAAAAGCCCTGTATATAAAGTGCAGGCTGTTCCTATAGAGAAAATACAAGCAAATAGCTATAATCCTAATGCCGTTGCTCCTCCTGAAATGAAGTTATTATATCAATCTATAAAGGAGGACGGATATACTATGCCTATCGTATGTTATTATTTAGCAGACATAGATCGCTATGAAATAGTAGACGGCTATCATAGATATACAATAATGAGAATTCATAAAGACATCTATGATCGTGAAAATGGATTGCTGCCAGTTGTAATAATAGATAAAGACATTAGTAACCGTATGGCTTCTACTATTAGGCATAATAGAGCAAGAGGAACTCATTCTATTGAGTTAATGACTCATATTGTTGCCGAACTTACTCAATCAGGAATGAGTGATGCTTGGATACTAAAAAATATAGGTATGGATGCCGATGAATTACTAAGATTAAAACAAATAACAGGATTAAGAGAAATTTTTTCTAATAAAGAATT